GACACAGCTGGCCCTATCAGCTGCATCCCGATGCATCATTATGTTGTCCAGCGTGACACCAATGGTCAGCTCATGGATATCATCCTGTTGCAAGAGAAAGCGTTACGCACCTTCGAGCCTGCCCTGCGTGCTGCCATTCAGGCGGCAAGACGTGGTAAGCAGCTCAAGGATAGCGATAACGTGAAGCTCTATACTCACGCATGCTATGAGGGTGATGGCTTCTGGAAAGTGCAGCAGTCGGCAGATGATTTGCCAGTTGGCAAGTCCAGCCGGGTTAAGACGGATAAGCTTCCGTTCATGGTGCTTACCTGGAAGCGGTCTTATGGTGAGGATTGGGGAAGACCACTATGGGAGGATTACTCCGGGGATGCCTTTGTCGTCCAGTTCCTGTCTGAGGCGGTGGCACGTGGTGCTGCGCTTATGGCAGACATCAAGTACCTGATTCGTCCAGGTGCTCAAACTGATGTGGAACACTTCGTTAACTCTGGCACTGGTGAGGTAATCACAGGTGTTGAGGAGGATATCCACATCGTCCAGCTCGGCAAGTATGCTGACCTTACACCCATCGATGCAGTGTTAGAGAAGTACGTCCGAAGGATTGGCGTAGTCTTCATGATGGAGTCTTTGGTTCGGCGAGATGCTGAGCGCGTGACTGCCTTAGAGATTCAACGCGACGCTATGGAAGTGGAGCAGAGTCTGGGCGGTGCGTACTCGTTGTTCTCTGTAACGATGCAGCAGCCGATGGCTATTTGGGGTTTGCAGGAGAATGCTGGGTCCTTTGGCTCAGAGTTCATCGACCCGGTAATCATCACAGGTATCGAGGCGTTAGGTCGTATGGCTGAGCTGGATAAGCTTGCTCAGTTCTCAAACTACATCACCTTAACTGCCACCTGGCCTGAGTGGGCGCAACAAGCAATCAAGCCTACCGAGTACATGGATTGGGTTCGTGGTCAGATATCAGCTGACTTCCCATTCCTCATGTCCGAAGAGGAAGCCTCGGCTGCTGCGGAGCAAGCACAGGAACAACAAGCAGACCAAACACTCAATGAAGGTGTGGCACAGGCCATCCCTCAAGTCATTAACCAAGGTTTACAGGAGTTATAATGGAACCTGAAATTACTACTGAAATCACTACTGAGGTGCCCAATGAGCAATCTGTTGATACTTCTCCTGATACTGTACCTACTGTGGGAGCTGATGAGCCGAACGGTGATGGATCGCAGAAACCGGAAGGCGAACAAGGAGATGGCGGAGAGGATGGTAAACCTCAGCCAGATGACGCCGCGTCCGTGGAAGAACCGGAATACTTCTTCGGTGACGTAAGCGTAAGCATCGACATCCCGGAAGATGTCAGTGCAGCTCTCAGTGAGAAGGGCCTGGATGCCAAGGCAATTGCTGCCGAGCTTTATGGCAAAGAAGGTAGGTTTGAATTGTCAGAAGAAACCAAAGGCAAGCTCTATGAAGCCTTTGGCAAATTCGCAGTTGATGCCTACCTGTCTGGCCTCAAGGCAACCAACGAGAACTTCTTCGCTACCCAAGAGCGGGAAGCAGCCCAGCGCCAAGCTGCTGATACCGAGCGCTATGGCCTGGTGTCTGCCACTGTTGGCGGTGATGAAGGCTGGTCCCGCCTGGAGCAGTTCGCCCTGGAGACCCTCAGTGATGAGGAGCTGGAGCAGTTCAACGAAAGCATGCGCTCTGGCAACATGTACTTCCAGCAGCTGGCGG